ATCCCCCTCCGCTACGAACGGAGAGAAAGGTAACTGGAAATGGTATAACAACTAATGCAGGTTCGAATCCTGTCGAATGCTCCATTAAAGGATAAAATTAATGAAACTTATTAAAACTTTAATTGCCACATCATTTTTATTTGCGGCAATACCTTCTGCTCATGCTACCGTTGCTTCCTGGTATGATTGTGTGAAACCAGGTGAATGTAGTAAGAGCAAGATAACGGCTAATGGGGAAAAGTTTAATCCCAATGCGTTAACAGCGGCGCATAAAACACTTCCATTTGGGACAAAAGTCCGTATTATACATAAAGGAAGATCCGTTGTTGTGAGAATTAATGATCGCGGCCCATTTATTAAGGGTCGTCATATTGATCTTTCCAGAGCTGCTGCTCGAAAAATTGGATGTCACGGAGTTTGCAGAGTGCAAATGGTTGTGATAAAATAATATATGTTAGAGGTTTGTGAGTGGACTGTATTTGACTGGAAACTCTCGTCAATCATAAAAGTGGAGGGCGTAACCACTATAAGAAATCGCATCGAATTTGGAAGGTTGGTAGAGTGGTCTATTGCGCTCGCCTTGAAAGCGAGAGAACCGAAATGTTTCGTGGGTTCGAATCCTACATCTTCCGCCATTTATGAGGGTGCATTGCCAACAAGCTTGATGGCTGCTAAATAGAGTAGTGTTTCCAACCCTTACCATTTACGGAGTTGATATGTATAAAGTCGAAATTGAAAATAATCTGGTGGCTAGATATGATAATGTTATACCAGATAATCTATGCGACAGTATTGTCAACTATATGGCAATAAATAAACCAGAAAAACCCGTTATTGAAAAGCAACCTTGGCTACAAAACGACAATCTTCCATTCCTTGATATTGAAAACAAAAGATTGCGTTGTCAAATCGATTCTTATAGATTCTTATTGAGTCAACTTGTAGGTAAACATTACAATACATTTGTGTATCCAAATTTTTCTGATATTGTTGTCTGGCGAACAGGCATGTATATGGATTTTCATAAAGATGATGGAAACGAAGGCCCAATGAAACACGCCTTCGCGCCTCGCAAGTATAGTATGATTGCATATCTTAATGATAACTATGTTAGCGGTGAAACAGTAGTTCGATTTGAAGATGGTAGTGAATATACAAATGTTCCTAAAAAAGGCTCAGTTTTCTTCTTCAAAGCAAATGAAGAATGCCTACATAAGGTTAATGCCATTTCAAAGGGCACAAGATACACTTATGCAATATGGTTTGCAACCAATGCTTTTGAATGTGAATGTGTAGATAGCCATTAACAATTTGGATAGATGGCCGAGCGGCTGAAGGCGCCAGTCTTGAAAACTGGAGAACAGAAATGTTTCGTGGGTTCGAATCCTACTCTATCCGCCACTTTCGGGACGAAGCCAGAGTAACTGAGACAACTGGCTTAATGAGTAACTGCTGGCAAAGCCGCTAAATGACTTTCTCAGGTCGTGCAGAGGCTCACGTACCCGATCTAATTAAAAGGAAAACAATATGAGTAAAGATTGTGGATGTGGAAGAAGTCCAACTGGAAAGTGTGTTGGATGGCATAACTTGACAAACGAAGATTATTCTGCTAAAATTAGAGAATACGAAAAGAAACAGTTGTCGGAATCTTCTCCTCAACTGCTAAAAGACTAAATGTGTTCTTGGTGAAGCTGGTGCTCACGTTTGCCTGAAGAGCGAAAGAACTCTGTTCGATCCAGAGAGAACACACCAAATTTCACTTATTATAAATAAGTGTATATACTATGTAGTATGTAACAAATACTTAAACGTGAAAAAAGGAATCTAAAAATGAAGTTCACAATTCTGTTCGGCGCAGTAGCACTAGCTGCGACTGCTTTCACACCACTTGCTCATGCCAGTGCCGCTCTTAGCGGTCTTGACAAGCAATGCTACAATATCCTTCGTGATGAATGGTCAAGCTGCAATAAGGGATCAGGTGCAGATAATAAGAATCTTCCTGATTTCAAGTTCAATATGAAGCATCGTGATAAGCCAGGAAAGCCTGACGATAACGACCATGGTAATGGCAACGGTAATGGAAATGGAAATGGCCATGATAACGGCCATGATAACGGCCATGGAAATGGCAACGGTAATGGAAATGGAAATGGCAATGGTCATGATAACGGCCATGGAAATGGCAACGGTAATGGCAACGGTAATGGCAACGGTGGCGATAATGGAGGCGACAACGGTAACGATGGCGACAATGGTAATGGCAACGGTAATGGCAATGGTAACGGTAACGGCGGCAATAATGGCGGCGATGGTGGTTGCCAAGGAGCTGGCGGCGGTAACTGCGGCATAGGAAACGGTGGCGGTGGCGGCAACGGAACCGGCAACGAAGGTAACGGCAACGGACCTGGCAATAACAACGGCGGCGGTAATAACAACCCTCGTCAACATAATAGCAATGATATAAATGGTTTTGATCCTTCCAGCGGTCTATACGGACCTGGGACGTAATGACAGATAAACGATAAGGGCTTCGGCCCTTATCTATGCCGCTGGGACGGTATTGGCTATCGTGCCCTCCTCATAAGGGGGATAACCCAGTTCGAAACTTGGCAGCGGCACCAAATTATAAAGAGAACAACAATGTACACATATAATTGCAAAGTTCTTAATATTGTCGATGGCGATACTATTGATATTGAAATAGACCTTGGATTCAATATCAAAGTTAAGGAACGTGTTCGTCTCCTTGGCGTTGACACTCCAGAAGTATTTGGACCAAACGCATCGCCGGGCGGTATTGTCGCATCTGATTTTACCAAAGACTGGATCCAACAAAGACAGGCTATCAACAACAAGTTTGTATATTATAGCATCAAATATAATTCTAGAGATAAGTATGGTCGAAGCCTTGGTGTTATTATGTGGACTGGGTCTTTTCAGTCTGAAAGCTTGAATGAAGCTATTATTGCATCTGGTAATATCAAGAAGTAGCAGCATTCTAAATACTTCACGGTCAATAAAGGCCAATAATGAGGTATTAACATGCTAAACACACTCGTTGTATTAGTTCTAGTCGTTGCCGTTCTCTGGGTTCTCTGGGAAATGTGGCAGAACGGTTGGGACCTTAAGAAGGGCGGCGCCGCTATCTTAGCTGCCATTGCTGCTTGGTGGGTATGGATCCACGATTCAGTAACTTCAATAGTTTCTGGAATGTAAATAAAGAACCGTCGTTGGCCCGTGACGGTATATAAATCCTCGGGGTGTAAGTTCCTGCCTTGACCCTTCCATAAGGAATCACTGATCGCAGTAACCGCTAACGGGCCTCCAATTTAAATGCCGATTCCGACGGGAATCGGTCGAGTGCAAGGAAATGGCTGGACGCAAAGACCGGCTAACTTGGCTAGATGGTGTGGTGCCCGCGCGTGATCTACGAGAGTAGAAGATGTGTCGTCTCCGACCAAGAGAATCTAGGCTGTCACGTTGAACAGGTATCTGGGCCGTGACTTGTGGGTGTACCCGAATCCCACCTCACCTTATTAATCAGTAGGAGCATAAATGCCAGGTCCATTATGGGAAGCAACTAGAGACTTACACCATGCTTGTGAAGCGCATCCTGTTGGTGCTGCTATGGCAAGTGGTAGTCCACCCATGAAATGGTATGCTGACTGGCTTTCCGCTCTTTACACTATACACTGGGAAGTTGATCAACATATTCCAGAAGTCATTCGTAGAACGGAAAGAGTTCAAAATGACTTGACATCAACCAACTGTCCTGCTAATATAATACGTGCTGCCAACAAATATACTAATTCCTTAATAACGGAAAAAGATATTGCGGGTGCTGCTTATGTGCTTACTGGAGCGCACCTGATGGGCGGTGAGATTATGCGTAGGCGTCTTGTTGGTTATCCTACCACTCATCTGGAATGGGATGATCGTAAGGCTGCACTTGTGGAACTTAATAAGTTTAGAGAGCGTGAAGAGATTGCAGAGGAATCTAAAAAGTGTTTTCATGCTCTTCTAAAAATTATGGACGAAATTAAGGCCGATTAGCTCAGTGGTAGTAGCGTCTCGTTTACACCGAGAATGTCGGGAGTTCGAATCTCTCATCGGCTACCAATAACGCGGATATGGTGAAATGGCAGACACGCTAGTCTTAGGAACTAGTGCTTCGGCGTGGGGGTTCAAGTCCCTCTATCCGCACCAATTAGAGAAGTTCAGGCCCGCAAGGTCTGGCGGTAATTACAGTTGGGGCGCGGAACCATACTCGTTGGCTCCTTTAGTCCCGGTACACAAGAGTAAAATATGGGTGAGTGTACACTTCTCTAACTTAACAAAGCCTCTATAGTATAGTGGTAGAACAATCCTTTGGTAGGGGATTGGCTCCAGTTCGATTCTGGATAGAGGCACCATATAAATAGTTAAATGCTGGCTTGGCTGAACGGCTGAAGGCAACGGTTTTGTAATCCGTCGGAGTAATCCCATTGCAGGTTCGAATCCTGTGGCCAGCACCATCTTTTTTAGGAACTTAATAATGATTAGAAAGCATCTCGACCTAGACGCCGTTCGCGCGTTTATTCATGAACAATCTCCAGAAACAAAGGTATATCTAGGCGGCGACTCAGAACGTTTTCAGATTGACGGTGTGTGGTATGCTGACTACATCAACGTGGTAGTTGTTCACAAGAACGGCAAGAACGGTTGTAAGGTGTTTGGTGGTATAGTGCGTGAGCGCGACTATGACCAGCAGAAGGACAAGCCTCGTATGCGCCTTATGAATGAAGTGATGAAGACCGCGCAGCTATACATAGACCTTGAAGAAGCTCTGGAAGATCGTGTGGTTGAAATCCATCTTGATATCAATCCAGATTCAAAGCATGGTTCTTCATGTGTTATAAACGAAGCTGTTGGTTACATTCGTGGTATGTGTAACATCATACCTCTGGTCAAGCCAAATGCTTGGGCAGCTTCATACTGTGCTGATCGATTCAATGACGCAATTTGGAATGCTAAGAAGGAAGTAGCCTAATGTTTATCAAGCTAACGAATATGGTTCCTGAACGAAAAGGTGATCCTCTATATCTCAATGTAAATCATATCAAAGTGGTATATGAGGATCACGTTCCTGGCGGCAGCCTTTTAACTCAAGTCCATGCGGAAAATGTTACATGGTCAGTCGAAGAAAGTCTTGGTGAAGTAATGAAGTTAATTGGAGAAGCAGTTTAAATGGCTAGATTTCTCGTTATGGTATGCGTTGTAATCTTTGCAATCTATATGTTAGTTGTTGGAGCTAAAGCAGAAGTAGTTATTACTATTGTAAAATCACAACAGATGATGTATGTCGAAACTTTAAACGATACATATGAGTGGCCAATTTCTACGGGTCGAGAAGGATACAATACACCGTCTGGAGAATATCGCCCCTATCTTCTTAAGAAGATCCACTACAGCAAGAAGTATGATAACGCTCCGATGCCTTGGTCAATTTTCTTTCATGAGGGATACGCAATTCACGCTACATATGATATACATAATCTTGGATCTCCGGCGTCTCATGGTTGTGTTAGACTTGCACCTCGTGAAGCTCAGTGGCTCTATAGGCTAGTTAAAGACGAAGGATCTGAAAATACGTTTATCTACATTCATGATTAGGAAGGTTGGCCGAGCGGCCGAAGGCACCTCACTGCTAACGAGGCGTACCTTAATCGGTACCGTGGGTTCGAATCCCACACCTTCCACCAACATAATAGGCGTCCATTAGGGCGCCTATTTTTGTTATGCTAAATACTGAAGAACAAAAACTAATAAGAGGTCGACTGATGCGTTCTTTACAGGAAATTTTGACAGAAACAAACAATAACCTAAGAAGAAAAATTCTCGGTGAAGCAAAACTAAACGCTAAGGCAGCATCACCTATTGGGGCTCGACACATTGAAAAGTATGTTGATCCGTATCTTCCTAAAGGTGACAGACATGCGCCTGATACCCATGAGTTGGAAAAAGATCATGATGGTATTCCAAAAGGAACAAGACTTACGGTCAAGCGCAAAGAAATAGATAAACATGGCGTTACCCACATACATGCTATACCTTCTGGTAGCACAAGAACTGTTAAAATTCCTTTAAGCTCTATTCGTAAGCCAAGCGACAAAGATGGCAAACATAATGAAGAACATGCTGTAAAGAAGGTATGGAATCACTTTTCGGGAATGAACGCAAAAGATAAGAGTAAACACAGCCTTGATAGCACGTTAGCTGAAATTGATAAGGCAGAAAAAGATCCGAAACATCCTCTACACATCAAGAATGCTGAAGACCACGAGTTTTCTGGTAAGATTTCAGGCAATAACAAAAAAGTAGGTACTTCGGAATCTCATAATCTTGCAAGAAAGACATACTATCAAAATCTAAGAGATGCTGCACATACTGTACATGGAATGAGAAATCATCCAGACTTTTCTGATCACTATAAAGATGGTGATTCCATGGAACATTCTGGCAAAGCAAAGCCTAAACTATCTAAGCATTATCTAAGCAAAGGTGTGACTGGAGCCGGAGCAACTTCAAAAGGTGATGCTCTGATCATCAGGTCGAAAAAAGGTACGAAAGGTGTTAAAGCCATCTCGTTCAAAAAGACAGGCAACTCACAACTAATGTCTTCAAGTCCTGCAGAATTTCATGCCATCTATAGCCATGCTATGAAGAAAGGCAAGATCGACACACCTGAAAATGAAGAACACCTGCAGAAGGTCAGAAAACATATGGAAGCCGGAGACCACGAACGCGCCCATAAAATTGTACAGAAACTTCACGATAAACATCCAGATCTGATTCATCATGTTGCCGAAGAAGCACTGACAGGTAATGGCAAGTTTGCAACCGAAGAAGGTCGCGCGACACATATTGCTGAGATTGGTAAAGATGCTAAAGTTATGACTACAAAAGAATTCTTAAAGGCACATAGAGAACCAATCTCTAGATTGAGACCAAGAATTCGAAAGAGTAAGCACCTTGGTGGAACAAAAGCTACCGGAAGCCTTGAAACACCAAAGCTGCCTAAAAGACCTAAAATTGCAGAAAAAGTCAAAGCTGTCATTAAGAAAAGAATGAAGAAAGATTGATGATCAACTACACAGAATATCTTACTGAGAGTAAAGAAGGCAAGAATCTCCATCTAGAGCATCTTGAAGATGAGGTACTCAATGGTGGAGTTCTCGGCACACGTGGAGCAATCAACTTTCTACAATCTCTAAGAGACATGCTTGCAGGTCACGCTAAAACACATGTGAACATTACAACGAAATGGGATGGTGCACCTTCAATTTTTGCTGGCATCAATCCAGAAAATGGCAAGTTCTTTGTTGGTACAAAAGGTGTGTTTGCACAGAATGCAAAACTGAACTACACGAAAGCAGACATCGATAAGAATCATCCTGGTGAAGGTCTTAATGCAAAGTTAAAAATTGCATTGGAGTATCTACCTGAATTAAATATTCATGGTGTTCTTCAAGGCGATATGATGTTTACAAGTTCAGACTTGAAGACTGTACAGATTGATGGTCAGTCTTTTGTTACCTTTCAACCAAACACTATTGTCTATGCTGTGCCTGTCAATTCAGAGTTAGCGAAGAATCTTCATGCTGCGAAGATGGGTATTGTTTGGCATACAACTTATGCAGGCAAGACACTAGCAAATATGAGAGCATCATTTGGTGCTAATATTTCAAATTTACGAGCGACTAAGAACGTATGGTTTAGAGATGCTTCTTATGTTGATGCTTCTGGTACAGCTACATTTACAGAAGACGAAACAAAAATATTGAATTCTATTCTTGCTCAAGCAGGATCTCTATTTAGAACCATATCACCAAAAACGCTCAACATAATCGCAACAAACGATATATACAAGATTCCTATCAAGACATGGAACAATTCCAAAGTTCGTGCTGGACAAGAAATTACCAACACTGCTTCTCATGTTGCAGGTCTTATTGCCAGTATTGAAGAGAAGCTTAATCGTAATATTCTTGATGCTAAGAAAGCCGATACAAAGCGAAACCGTGAGCAGGAAAAGAAAATTATTATGGACTTCTATCGTTCCCATAAAAACGAATTGAAAAAAATATTCGATTTACAGAACATTTTGGTTCGGGCAAAGAACATGATTGTTCGTAAGTTGCAAATGGCAAAAGATGCATTCGGAACATATCTACGTGTCGATAATGGATACAAAATTACTAATGCGGAAGGTTTTGTTGCTATTGACAAGATCAGTGGTAATGCTGTAAAATTAGTAGATAGATTGGAATTTTCACAGGCAAACTTTAATGCCACAAAGACATGGGACAAATGAAGCTAGATCATTATCTTAAGACTCACAAGAAAGAAATCCGAACTCTCAATGTATGGGACATCGATGACACTCTTGGCAAGACGGATGCTAAAGTTAAGGTTGTAAAGAATGGCAAAGTCATTCACGTTTTAGATCCAAAAGCCTTCAATCATTATCAACTTCAACATGATGAGGTATTTGATTTCTCAGAGTTCAGATCAGGTAAAGTATTTCGTAATACATTCAAACCTATCAATAGTATTCTAGATCGTGCAAAAAATATTGTCATGAACCAGA